GTATAGACGAATCGGTTACTAATTATTTCCTAGAAACAGAATCTTTAGAGAAAATAAAGTTTGCAACAACGTTTGAAGTTCAGGCAGAAATACGTGATGTGAACACTATCATGGATTGGTTAGCAGAGTTTGGCTGTGATGCTGTCACTGAACCAAAGTCTTTCTTAACTAGAAACGTATTAGATGTTACCAATAGTGTGATTAACGTTTGTAAGAATCCTAAAGAGTTGATAAATTACAAAAATCCTGCTATAGTATATCAGAAAGGCATGTTCACGTTGTTTGGAGAAAAGCCTATAAAAGTATTTAAAATAATCCGATTCGTGAATTCAGAACCAATAGATTTAGGACCTAAATGAAGCAGTGTAAGTTAATAATTAAAGATGAAGTGAATGTAAAGATTGAAGGATTGGAATTAGGAGATCGCAAGACACTAATGAAAATGTTTGAATTTGAAGTACCGGGCGCAAGATATTTGCCAAGTGTCCGTCTAGGTAGATGGAATGGTAAAACAAGTTATTTTAGTTTAGGAGGCAGTACATACATTAACTTACTTCCAGAAATACTGCCATTGTTAGATCAGGCAGGCTATGATATTGAATTAGACGATACTAGAGATTATAGAACTACATTTGAGTTTGCAAAGGTCACTGAGGATACATTCAAACATAAAGTATGGCCAGCAAAACATCCAATGGCAGGTCAACCTATTGTATTGCGAGATTATCAAATTGAAATCATTAATAACTATTTGTCTAATCTACAAAGCTTGCAAGAGATTGCAACTGGCGCAGGTAAAACATTGATTACTGCGGCACTAAGTTCAAGCATTGAATCATATGGTCGTAGTATTGTTATCGTTCCCAACACAAGTCTAGTTACACAAACAGAAGCTGATTATATCAATCTAGGACTTGACGTAGGTGTATACTATGGTGGACGTAAAGAGTATGACAAGACACATACAATTTGTACTTGGCAAAGTCTTGGTAACATGCTAAAGAAAACAAAAGCAGATGAAGCAGAAGTACCATTTCAAGACTTTATCGAAGGAGTTGTTTGTGTTATTGTAGACGAGGTGCATCAAGCAAAGGCTGATGTATTGAAGCAATTACTGACTGGTGTGATGAGTCAAATCCCGATCAGATGGGGACTTACTGGCACTATCCCTAAAGCTAAAGCAGAATCAATGTCGTTGACTGTTAGCTTGGGTCCAGTAATCGGTAGTTTATCAGCAAGTACACTGCAAGAGATGGGCGTATTGAGCAATTGTCATGTTAACGTTGTGCAACTACAAGATAGTGTAGAATTTACGAACTATCAAAGCGAACTTAAATTCTTGACCAGTGATGATAAAAGAATGTCTAAAATTGCTGAGTTGGCTAGTACTGTCAAAGATACAGGCAACACATTGATCCTAGTTGATAGAATTGAAGCAGGTCAATTACTACATTTGAAACTAGAAGAACTAGGTGTACCAGAAGATAACGTAGTATTCGTGTCAGGTGGTACTAAAGGTACCACACGTACAGAACACTATGATGACATTGCTACTGCTACTAATAAGATTATCATTGCTACGTATGGGGTAGCCGCAGTTGGTATTAACATTCCTCGTATCTTTAACGTGATGCTATTAGAACCTGGCAAGAGTTTCGTTCGTGTTATTCAAAGTATCGGTCGTGGTATTCGTAAAGCAGAAGATAAAGATTTTGTACAGATTTGGGATATCACAAGTTCATGTAAATTTGCTAAACGACATTTGACACAACGGAAAGCATTCTACAAGGATGCGTCATACCCGTTTTCAGTTGAAAAACTAAAGTATAAGTGATATAATACATTATGCGTATATTAACCCTAGACAACGAATTCTATAACTTAGAAACACTACCTGATGAAATTGATGATTTGCGTTTTGCTATTTTAGACAACAGCAACCCAAGTAATGTAGACTATCATTATATCCCACTAATCTTCTTAGAGAGCTTTAACTCACCTGCATTAGTATTAAAGATTGGTAATCAAACAATTAAGATGCCTGTAGATTGGCAAATACTTATTGGTGAACAAGAGCATGGCGACTTAGAAACACTACCATTAACAAGTATCAATGACAGAGGCTTCAATGCATTTGAGTTTAATCCTCTGAGTGCATTTAGCCCAAGTTTCTTGCCCATAGAGATAGTAGACATATATCATGACGTTACATGGTATGCACCTCGATTAAAGAACGGACAGTTCTTGTGTGTACCTATTGAAGATGGACCTAAACCAAGATGTGTTTACTTTGTAAAAGAAATCAGTCGTAATTGTGAAATTGTAGATTATAGTCAGGCGTTCTAATGGCAACAAAAAAGAATACTCCAACTGATGAAAAATTTGAAGGTCAAGACTTCAATTTGTTTGAGGCCCTTGCTGCCATGGATCGCAAGGATTATGGGTATTATGATAGACTAACTGAAGAACAACAAAAAAAGTTTGTGCCCTATATGATGACTCACTGGATGAGTTCTATAAAAGGTGCAGGTGATCTACAAGGATATTATCTACGTAGTACAGACCTTCATGCAAATAAGCATCTATTCAATGAAAGCATACAAAAACATCCCAAACTACAATGGTATATGATGTGTGCAATTAGTCCGGGCTTAGGTAAACAGGATCACAAGTGGGTACCACAATTAGGTGTAAGTATTCGTACTCTACGAGAACCTGCTAAACTCAAAGACGTAAAAGAATATTTTACTAAAATTTATCCTAAAGCAAATGTTGACGATGTTACTGAGTTTGCAAATTCATTCGTATCGGATCACAAGAAAAAATGTTATCTAGCTACATTGTATCCTAATCTTAAACAAAGTGACATCGAAGTTCTATCACAAATGATAACCAATGAAGATATTAAACAGTATGAAAAAGAAAGAGGAAATTGACAAGCCAGAAACATTTGGTTGTGAATTTTGTAATAGAGAGTTTCTGCGAAAATCTACGATAGTTAAACACTTATGTGAGAATAAGCAACGCTGGTTAAATAAAGACCTACACGGTAATCGTTTGGGTTTTCAGTCATGGGTACAATTTTATAAAAAGAATACTGCAGGTAAAAAGAATAAGACCTATGAAGAATTTATTCGTAGTGCATACTATGCTGCCTTTGTAAAATTTGGTAATTATTGTGCAGACGTAAACGTCATCAATGTCAGTAGATATGCAGACTGGTTGTTAAAAAATCAGGTTAGTGTAGACACATGGACAAAAGACACTAACTACACTAAGTTTCTAATTGAGTATCTACGAAGTGAAGATCCTTTAGATGCAATTGCTAGAAGTATTCAATCAACTATTGACCTAGCTCAAACAGAACAGATACAAAGTAAAGATTACTTGCGTTATGGTAATGTAAATAAGATATGCTATGAAATTACTAAGGGAAAAATAAGTCCCTGGATTCTATATCATTCAGACAGTGGTTTAAAATTCTTAGATACATTGAATGAGACTCATATTGCTATGATTATTGACTATATCAATCCTGAATTGTGGAAGATTAAATTCAACCGTGAACCAGAAAACGTTAATCAAGTTAAGGAACTATTGAATGCAGGCGGGTACTAAAATATGTATACCATGGTCAAGAAATGACTGGAATGTAGCCTGCGCATGGGCAATATTGCAGTATGGATTACCTGACGAGAAATTTACCACACATCCCGGTGATGAAGGCATGGATTTTTATTTTAAAGATGAGCGTGACGCAATACATTTTGAATTAAGGTGGGGATAATGTTAATATATACTTTTAATACAGCACATGGTGTATCTAAGCAAATAAAAATAGAATTATTAGATAAGCCTTGGGTCAAACAATGGACCTCATATCTTGTAAAATTACATCAACGAGTACCTAATTTAGGTTTTACTTTAGGACATACTAATTGGTTTGGTATGGTACATACTGATACTAATCAGGATATGCTAGCGAAAATTTTAGAATCATTTGTATTTTTTGACACATATTTTCCTGAGTTAGAATATAAACAATATGTTGAAATAGCAACTGAATTACATGAGAATCCTAGGGGAATGGTTCAACATCATTTAAATATATTTCATAGATGTTTTACTACCTTAGCTAGTACTTGGTATAGTAAAGCTAACATACCTGAAACTACTACTAGAGAAAAAGTATTCTACCACATGCATGTGATAAATGAAATGGTTCATAAACTAGAAGCGACTACTTATAAAACTGCGCCTAGAAGGCTAGCCGCTAAGAACAATAATTTTTTTGCTATATACTCTGACAACATAAACTCTGCATATTATAAAAATAAAGATAAATCTTGGGATATGCATGGACATGAATATTTTGATAATTCACATGTCTTTGATTGTTTAGTAGATGAATACCAATATGATGTTTGGCTGAATGATGATATTTTAGGCAAAGACATGATTAAAGCCTGGCTAGATGGAGATAAACTAGACAATGATGATATCACCGGCAATATGTTAGTAACAACAAGCTTGATGTTAGATATAGAACATACCTTTGCAGAAGTAATGAGTAATGAAGATTTTATCAAGGAATATAAAACATTGAATAAAAAATTAAATAGATTTCCAATTGGTAACGTAGTTAACAAAAGTGATATAGACTGGAGTGTAGATTTAGACAGTCATAAAAAAACCAAAGTAGATCCTAGAGTTACTAAGATTGAGTTAGATGGTGTAGTTTTATGGGATAACATATGTTAAAATATACGTATATAAACCCTCAGGGTACAGAAAGACACATTGAAGTCAAACTATTAGATACCGAGTTTGTTAATAAATGGAAAAATTATCTGATACAAACAAGTAAGAAGTTTCCAAACTTACGATGGGGTAATGGATTAATTGGTCAGGGCACAGTTGATGTTTATAAAGATCCATGGCCTACTATTGATACACTATTTGATAGTTTGAAATATTTAGATAGAAATACCGAATTTGTTTTACAGCATGAAGATTACAATCTTTTAAAAGAGTGCAGAACTTTTAACAGATATGTTAATAATATTACACAACATGATTTAAATCGATGGCATAGATATTTCACGACACTGGCTGAAAAATTTAGAGACAATGAGTTATCAATAAATGAGGGTGTAAATAAGGACGAAGTTTATCAGAATATTCACAACATAAACATCTATGTACATGCATTAGAATATACAACTTATCCACATTGTGAAAGACGTAAGCCTTTTACTACACATCAATATCATTATAGATTCAGTCCAGTTTCAGCAGAATACAATGGCTACAGTCCAGAAACAAATGACCAGATGTTTGCGACTGAAGATACAGTTATGATTACTGATGAGTTCGATCCATTGACTGAAAACTTTGATTATACAGTATGGTTGAACGAAGATATACTAGGTAAGGATCAAGTTAAAGCATGGTTAGATCATGATAATTTGAACGAAGATGATATTACTGGTAATCTCTTTATGACACCTAGTATCATATTAGATCCTTCTAAGATTATTCCTACTGTATTACGTAACAATGAATTTATAGAAGAATCAAAATTGTCAGGTAAAAAGTTCAACAGATTTCCAATTGGCAATATTGCTAACATGGATGAAATAGATTGGGCAAATGATTTCTTAAGCTTACCTAATTTTCTAACTCACTCAGAAGGTTCTAAGATAGTTAAGATTGAATTGGATAATGAAGTTCTTTGGGAAACTAAACTAAAAAAATATATAAGATTTGCTTTTGAATATGAACCTAAAAATCTGTTACCTAGATTTATTAAATGGGCTAAGTGCTATAA